CATGAATAGCGCCGCCCGCCGCTCGTTGCGGGCGCCTGCGGGACAAGCGTGGTCAGCACCCAATCGCTGCCGGCCAGCGTCACGCCGTCGATGGCGAACTGGTATGCAGGCGCGTTGTCGCCTCGCCAGAGCGCGATTGCGCCGGCGTCAACAGGAAAGCCCATGATGCTGTCCTCAGACGATCGAAGCGCCGTAAACCCGGCGGGCCATCTGCTTGTAGGTCTCGATCTTCGCCCGCCCTGCCGCAGTGGTGAACAGCACGCCGCTGTGCATGTGGATGCGGGAGAGAGAGCCGGAGAAGTATTCGCCGCCGGCCGCATTGGCCGCGCCCAGCACCGCGCCGGACTCGGCCACGTCGTTGTTCGTCGCCGTCGTCTGCGTCGGGCCGCCGTTGACCGACAGGTACAGCGTCGAGCCATCGGACGCGGCGATCATCAGGTGCCACTCGTCTTCAGGCACGGTGGCGAGGATGTTGCCGTTGCCGTGCAGAAAGTGCATCTGCGTCGCGGAGTTGTACTTAATGGTCGTCTGTTCAAGGGTCGCATCGTTCTTCGAGATGACGCGCCCGGCCGTGCCCTTCGTCAGGCTCACCAGAGTAAAGGCCGAGGCAAAAGCCGGCTGACCGGAGGCGACATAGACCTGATCGCCCGCGAATGTCAGCGCCGGCCACTGGTCAAGGATCGCGTCCTCTTCCAGCGTCGCCTGCTTACCGCTCGGCCCGGTCCAGTTGATCGACCCTTCCAGATCGTTCACCGACAGCACCAGCGGGGAGGTACCCATGCTGATGCCGGCAGGGACCGCGTTCCAGCTATGGATCAGCGTGTCCATTTCCGCGATTTGCGTCATGAACGGCCGGTTGTCCGGCATGTTCGTGTTCGTCGCGGCAAAGGGGACTTGATAGCTCATGGGACAGCGACCTCCTGCCGCGCGGCGTAGAACCAGACAAATTCGGTGGTGGCGAAGCCGAGCCGGCGGAACATCGAGGCCGGGCCGCGCGAGCGCAGCGTCCCGCGTGCCGACGCCCAGCTATCGGCCGTCGTGTCGTAGGCGTGCTGCGCGTAGGACAGCGTCTTGCCGGTGGCCGAGCCGGGATTGCCCGACAGCGTGATCTGCACCTTCGTGCCGCGCCCGTCGCTGTCCTTGACCAGCGCGACGGACGAGATCGTCGCGCCGCTGCTGTCGTCGCTGTAGTAGAAGCCGTGGTTCGTGATGGCCTTGACCCAGCCGTCGCCGGCTTCGCCCGGACCGGGGTCGAACTCCAGATCATCGCCCGGAAGCTGGTAGGTGACCCCCGAGGGGCGATAGTCCAGCGTGATGACCGCGCCGGAGCGCGACACGTCCCGGATCTTCAGTTCCTTCCACGTCCCGGCGATGACGCGGCGATAGACCTCGCCGTCGACTTCGCCGATCATCATCCGGCTTTCGGTGTCGGCATGGATGCCGCTGTCCGTCATCCGCGCCTGGTACATCGGGCCGGCGAGGTAGGCTTCGGTCGGCCGCCCTTCGACAACCGCAAGCTGGTCCAGAGCGATGTCGTTGATCGAGGACGCTTCGTCGCCGCTATTGGTCTGGCTGATGATGACGACGGGCGCGAAGGACTGGCCGAGCGCCGCCTGAAGACGCGTGCGCGCCGCCGTCACGATGCCGTCGAGCTTGTCTTCGTAGGAGCCGGAAACGGCGCCGCTCTCACCCTGCCTGAAGAATATCGCGCGGCAGACGAGTTCCCGGTCGTAGAGCGCCGCGATCTCGACGGCCTTTTCCGCCACAGCGACCATTTGCTCGAACAGATCGGAGCCTTCCTCGAAGCTCTCGATTTCCGCACCGCCCTGCCAGACGAGATGCGAGATCAGGCCGGGGCCGGGCGTGCCGACACGGCGCCGCGCCATCTCGATCCCGAAGGAGGTCATCGCGTGCTGCGACTGCGGCAGTTCCGGGTTGGTCGCCCAATCCTCGTAGGCGCGCAGATCGGTGAACAGGTCCGGGTCTGGCAGCGTCGTCGCACCGTTGGACCATGCGACGAAGCCGGTCCCCTGCGCGAAGCCGAAGACGTTGTAGGAATAGAGCGGCCCGGTCAGCTTGCGCGGGTTGAGCGTGGTTCCGCCCACGCCGGCATTGGACTGGCCGAGCTGAAAGAACAGTTCCATGGGCGACCGCGACAGGATCGCCGCAGCCGAGACCGAGCCGTACAGCCGTTCCGCCACTTTGAACCGAAAGCCATCGCGGTCGCTGACCGAACCGACCAGCAGCTCGTCGGTCGTGACGGGATCGTCGATCTCGCGCCCGTCGCGGAGGAATTGCGACGTACCACCCCCCGACTTGGCGAAGATGCGTTCGACCAGAGCGGTTGACGGCTCGAAATAGATGCCGCCAAGGGCAGGCTCTTCTTCATCGTTGATCTGGACGATGAGGGCGTTGCCGTCCACGTCTTCGACGATCGTCTCTGCCGCGTAGACATCCGCGACCAGTTCATCGCGCGGCTGGCCGACATCGCGATAGCCGCCGCCGTAGGTGTAGGCGTCGCTGTCTGCCAGAAGCAGGCCGCGCCCATCAGCCCCGACGAAGCCGCTGTAGGGGCGCGCGTCCGCCGGGCCGGCATTGTCAAGATCGATGATGCCGTTGACCGTCAGCCGCCCGTTAATCGCGGGATCGTCGCTCTTTTCGAAATTGCCCGAGCCTTCGCCGATGCGGGCGTTCAGCAGATCCGTTCCGGTCTTCGGGGTCAGCGCGACCGTATCGAGCAGCCCATCGGCGGCCTGCGCCTCGCTGGCCTTCGCCACGTTGATGACGAGATTGTCCGCGAGCGTGGCGCCGGATCCGGACACAAGCCCCTGCCGCGTGACGGTGATGGCCTTGTCGGCCTTGTTCGCGACCAGCAGCGCCGCCTCATTGGCGTCGGTGATGTCCTCCCATTCCCAGCGGCCGATCCGGGTCGTCGCGACAGTGCCGTAGCAGCGCACGACGATCGCGACATAGCGCGTGCCGGCGGGGAGCACGTAATCGGGGCTGAGGTCTTCCTCCAGCGCAAAGGTCTTGACGATGTGCTCGACGCCATCGGCCAGCAGAGGCGAGGCCGCGAAAAAGCTCACCGTGCTGATCGTCGACTTCGCGTAATCGAGCGCGACGAGATAGACCTGAACCGTGTCGGTCGCCGGGTCGATCGGGTCGACGGTCCGGCGGAGATCGATCGTCGCCCGATAGATGCGTTCGCTTTCGGTCGCGAGCCGGTCAATGCGGACGACGTTCAGATAGCCGGGGCTGCCGGGAACGTCCTCGCCACGGATTTCCAGCACCGACCCCATCAGGCTGTCGGTGACGTAGCGGGTCAGTGCGATCGTCGAGTTGAGCGCGGAGGCAACGGAGCCGGCGGTCGCAGTGGTCGCAATGCGCAGTTCGCCGGGACGGCCGGGGCTGGACGCGGCAAGACCGGGCTCAGTGTCGGCATAGCGGTTGACGATGCCGATGACCTCGTTGAGCGTGTCAAGGGTGTCCGCCGCTGCATCGCCGTTGGCGATCACGTTGACCATCAGCAGGCTCCAGTCATCAGATGTATTCGACGAGGGTCAGATCGGCGGTGCCATTGCGGCCGATGACAAGCGCCAGATCGCCGCTCGACATATCCACGAACTTGACCGTGATTTTCAGATCCGTGAACGTGATCGACGCGCCGCTCAGGATCGCTGCCCGCAACGGCGGGAAAATCTTGACCTGCGCGACAAAGCCGGGCGTGTTGCGCCAGACCTTGCTATTGCTCCAGACCTGTCCGCCTGTAATGGCGCCAACGGTTCCGAGGTCAAGCGTCTGGCTGACGACCTGAGTGATCTTGTAGAGGTAGTTTCCGGACGAAAAAGGCTGGCCGGCTGCAAGCGTTCCCTGAGTGCCCGACAGGTTGAGCGTCGTCGCCCGCGCTGCCGCGTTCGCCGTGAGCGTGACGCCCGTGTGCGTCGCCCGGTAGGGCAGCGGCAGGCCGACGACCATTTCCTCCCCCATCCGGAGACGGGAGATCATCGCGTCGTAAGCCCATGCCAGTTCGTCGGTGTAGACCGGGATGCCCGCGATGGTCAGAGCCCAGAATCCCGCATCGCTGACGACCGTCTGGGAGCGCCCGGTGGACGAACGCCCGCCATCCTTCGATGCGTTGCGGACGTGCAGGTCCATCCGCGCCGCGTCGAGGTTCTGGTCGAAGGTGATCGTCATGTGCTGCTGCTCAGGTGACGGTCGAAGTCATCGGACCGGCGGTGCTGGATGCGTCACCGACGCCCGCCCGGTTGATCGCCCGCGCCCAATAGTAGTAGGTGCCGGCCGTGAGCCCGGCATCAGCCAGATCGCCGGCCATGTTCGGAGCGCCAAGCCGGGTATCGATCAGGGTCGCATCGGCGAACGTCGTCGTGGTGTGGCGATAGATGCGGGTCGCATAGTAGTTGGCCGAGTTCGGCGCCGTCCATGCGACCAGCGTCTGCCCGACGCCGCCATTGGCGACGAAGCCGACCGGCGGATCGGGCGGCACGGTATCGGAGCGCGCTTCGATCGGCCCGGCATCGACCCAATCGGAGAAAGAGCCGCCGGAGAAATGGCGGACCCGAATGTCGTAATCCTCGCCGTCGATCAGAAGCGCGCTTTCGGCGCTGAGACCATCCGCCCGGATCGTCATCGGCACCCACATGTCATCGCCTTCGATGCTGTATTGCGCCTCTGTTTCGAGATCGATGCGGGTCGGCGCGGTCCATTCGACAACGGCGATGATGCCGACAGTACCGCCGGAAATCGTCGGCAGTTCCGTTTCGGCCGAGACGCCCGCCGGAGTCGGGATCGCACCCGAGCCCGCCAGCACGGCAGGGATGACCGGGCGGGGCGGCTCTTCGGCGTCTTCGTCCCAATCGTAAATCTCAGGGGCGAACGAGACGAAGCCGAGATCGACGCCAGACGCATCGCCCCGCACAGACAGCGAGGTGAGCGCGCAGGGGCCATCCAGCAGCGAGGCCGAGTTCGGGCCGGGCTTCCAGTCGAGATCGATGGTCTCCTGCCCCAGCGCCGCGATGGCGCCAAGGTGGCAACCCACCGTGCCCTTCCAGATCGGGTTCTCTTTCTCCATGCGGATTTTCGCGAGGCGTGCAGCCTGCGTCCATGACGGGACCATGGACAGGTCAAGCATCTCGTCGATGACGCCGATGGCGGCCTGCGAGGCAGCGTTGTCGCGCGCCTGTAGCTCGGTCGCCTGCCAATAGTTGTCCGGGTCGGTGTAGGTCACTTTCAGCCGGTTGTATTTCGACAGCCGGTTGTTGCCCTGCGTTAGCTTGCCCTTGACGATGATGTCGGTCGGGATGTTGACGAGCGGGCTGGTCCACTTGCCGCCTCGAATGCCGATGAGCCCGGTCGGGCCTTGCACGAGCGTCGCGTCGCAGGTGGCGCACATGCGCGCCAGAACCTCCTTCGGCTCCTCGTTCAACTCGTAGGAGCCCCAGAGCCGGTAGCGGGCTTCGGTGCTGTCGTCCTTGCGCGAGACGCTTTCGATGCAGGTCGCATGCAGCGCGGTGAAGCTCGCCACGTCGATCTTCGACAGCGGCTGCCGCATCCCGTCCTGATGGCGGATGTAATCGAGGATGCAGTGAGCCGGGCTTTCCGACCACGTCCAAGTGCTCTCGTCGTCGCCGTCCTGTTCCTCTATCGAGGTATCCCAAACCCTCGCGCCCTTGATGACGAAGCGGAGGACAGTGTTCGCGCCCTGCGGCCAGATCTTGTTCCGAAGCTTTTCGCTGACCCCCTGGAACTCGACGACGACATAGGCGAGGCCGTCGCCGCGATGGGCCGATGTCCATTCGCCCGGATAGGCGCCGGTCAGGATGGCCGATGCAGTTTCGGTCGCAAGGCCAAGATGCGTCTCGTAGGTCAGCGTCCCGGTCCATGGCGATTCCGCCACGATGCCGCCGGCCGAGCCGAGCGAGGTGGAGACCACCTTGTCACCGACCCAGAACTCTTCGATGCTTTCGATCCGGCCCGATGCGAGGACGATCGCCTGGTAGAGGTTGCCGTTGCGGGCATCCCAGAACGCCCGCGTGCCGCTGACCATCGCCTTGCCGTAGACGCGGCGGCGGACGCCCATCGACTGGTTGAGCGTGGCCTGTGTGGCCTCCCGCTTTTGCTCCTGCGGCTTCGGGCCGAGCAGCGCGTTGATGCCGTAGGCGGCCCCGGCAAGCAGCACGCTTCCGACCGTGCCGCCGAAGGTCGCTGCCGTGGCAGCCGAAGCCCCGAGCCCCGTCAGGACGGCAGCACCAATAACCGCTACCATCAGACCGACCAAGCCTTGATGACGGGGGCGGGCACGATCACGATTCCGTCCTCCGTCTTGATCGCCCACGCGAAACCGGTGGAGATGGCGCCCATGACGCCCACAGCGGTCTCTACAAGCCCGATGTCGCCAAGGGCGGGCTCTGCCGTCTCAGACAGCCCAACGCCGCCCACGAGCCCCGCAACCGCCGCCACCATGCCGCCGGAGCGTTTGAGGTAGCGGGCGCAGCCGAGGCGCGTGCGATAGCGAGCGCGAACAGCCGCCGATGGATCACGGCCGGTCTCCCGCCGTGCCCATTCGGCCGCCCAGGTGCAGCAGTCCCGCTCGCCCCAGACGAATGGGAGCCCGGCCCCTTCAGCGATGAAGGAGGTCAGGCGCTGGCCTCTGGTCAGCATCACAGCGGCCAGTTGATCGTCTTGCCGGGGAGAGACCCGACCTGTTCAAGGAACCGATCGCCCGACGACCGCGACTGCTGGTCGGTGTCGGTCAGGAAGGCGAAGGGCGGCTTGCGACGCCGTGCCCAGATGCTTTCGGCGGACACCTGAACGGAGAACGTCCCTGCCCCGCTGTCCTCGATGTCCATCACGTCGAGTTCGCCCGACCAGACATGGATCGGGTCGCCGAAGGGCTGCCAATCCTCAGTGAAGATTTGCAGCCAGAGGATGCACTCGCGCCCGGCCAGCTTTTCGGACTGGTCGCTCGCGATGACGACGATATCGGGATCGACGGCGGACAGGCCAAGCGTGACCTTGGGCGCCGATGTCCCGATCGGAGAGCCGAGACCGGAGATCGACGTGAGCCCGGCCGTTCCCTGCCAGACCTGCGCATCGCTCGTGACGAGTTCGCCGAACCCCTCCCAGTAGCGTGCGGCGCCATCGGCGAAATCGAGATAGGCCAACAGAGCGACGCGCGCCGTGATCTTCGCGAGTTCGGCCGCCTGTTCGGTGGTGAGGTGCCCGGCCATCAGGCGGCGCGCTGCTGCGTTTCGGCAAGATAGGCCGGCATGTCGGCCTTCAACTGCTCGTTGTTCTGCGCGAGGATCGCCCGCATCTGACCCTCGGTCATCTGGGAGCCCTTCGCGTCGATCTGGTAGACAGGCGAGATGGTGACGTTGTTGCCCTGCCGCTGCGGGCGATGCACAAACCGATTGCCCGCCCGCATCGCTTCCAGCGAGCCGAGCCCGATCTGCCGGACAGCATCGGCCGGAATGACGTATTCGCCACGGTGGACGATGCCGGCCGGCTCGTACTTGCCGCCAGCGCCAGTGTAGCCGCCATCGGCGTAAAGCCCGCCGGTCCCCGACATCAGAGCCGGGATCGCGCTGTTGCTGCCGCCGCCAAGCCCGCCGAAGAGCGAGCCGAAGATACCCCCTCCCTTCGTCGAGAACAGCGAGTTGAGCGCCAGATCCATCAGCTTGTCGCCGACGCGACCAAGCGCATCACGCAGCGCATCCGCCGCGCTCTTGCCGTTCCGCATGCCGGAATACAGGTCGCGGAAGAAGCCGCTCGCCATCTCACTGCCGGTGCGCAGCGCATCGTTCATCTGTCCGACGCGTTCGGTGTCCGCCGCAAGCTGGCCGTAGCCGGCCGCCGTCTTCGCGATCTCCGGCTGAAGCTTCGTCGCCAGTTCGATGCCGCCCTGCTGGACAGCCTGATTGTAAAGCTCCTGGTACTTCTGCGCCCGCGCCGTCTCCTCCGTCGACATGAAGAACGAATTGCGCGTGGCGTCGAGTTGAGCGCGCTGGGCCGCGAGGTTGTCGTTCGAGGCGCGGATGATGCTGTTAAACTGGTCGACGCCAACCGCCGCCTGCTCGTAGGCGAGAGCCTGATCGTTCGCAGCCGGCGCCGTGACCTGCCCGCCTGCCTGCCCGGCCCGCATGGATTGCCGCATGGCCCGCGCGCCGACCGGCTCGATATGCCAGGGCTCGTGCCCCATCGGGAAGCGAAGGCCGAACTCCCCTGCCCTGCGGTGAGCCTCGGACCGCGCGTCTGGCGTGGCGAAGCGAAGGTCTGCCGCAAGCCCGCTCTCATGCAGGGACCGGCCCGGAGGCGCTGCGAGGTGCGGCTTCTGCGCGTAGAGCCGGGCTTGCTGCTCGGTCGTGCGGAACCCGCTCGTGATCGAAATGCCGGGGACCGCCGCCACCAGCCGGGCGAGGTTCCCCATGAAGGACTGATCGAGACCCGCGGCGCCGCGCATCGTGGCGGCGGGCGCGCCCCCGGCCGGCGCGACTGCGCCCCCGGTCCGCTCGCCACGATCACGCGCCTGAATTTCGGCCTCGCGCATCGCGCGCTGGTAGGGCCGCAAGCCGGAAAGCTCGTACCGATCGCGGGCATTCCGAAGCGCGTCCTGCGACTCGCGATTGGCTTGAGCCTGAAGCTCGTTGATCTTGTTCTGGATCTCCAGTTCGCGCGTCTTCTCGCGCCGCACGTCGCCGGCGATGTCCAGTTCGAGCCGCGCGATCTCGACGGCGGTCCGCTGCGCCAGCGTCCGCGCCTCGATCGACCGAACCGTCAGTTCGCCCGCCTGCCGAAGCTTTTCCGCCTGCGGAACCGTGTTGGCGATGGCGACGTTCAGCGCCTCGATCCAGCCCTTCCACTGCTCGACGAAGGTCGTGCCGGGGTTGAGCTTGACGGCCTCTTCCAGCTTCGACCGCTGGTCTGTCAGGTCGCGGATCGTCTTCGACACCGGGTCGAGATTGTCGAGGATACCGCCTGCCACGAGCGAGGCGTTCTCAGCCTTCGCGCGGCGCGCTTCAATCTGTGCGCGCTGCTTGTCGAGTTCGACGATGCCCTCAAGCTGCCGCTGCTTGGCGCGCAGGTCGTTGAGTTCCTGCTGCCGGATCGCCCGATCCTGCATCGCAAGGAACCGGCCGCCGCCGCTCTCGACATCGGCGATGCGCTTGCGAACGGCTTCCAGTTCTTCCGCCGCCCCCGGCGCCGTCAATGCCTTGCCGATAGCGTTGCCCGCGTTCTCGACAGCGTTCTTGACGTTGATCCACGTCTGCGCGAAGAAGCCGGCCCGCTTCGATGCTGCGTCAACGCTCTCCGAGAATACGTCCAGCGTGGCGCGCACAGCGCCGATGCGATCGCCGCCAGCCTGAAGGTCCGCGATCCAGCGCCGCGTCGTCTCGCTGAGACCCCCAAGCTCCTGCTGAAGCTGCATCGCGCCCTGCGTCGGGTCCGCGAAGATCTTCGTCAGCCGCTCGTTCGCAGCCGACTGGTCCAGCCCCATGGTCATCGCGTAGTTGCGCGAGAACCGGATCAGGCCGGGTGCCTCAGACGGGTTGATGCGCCCCGTGGCCGCATAGGCGATGGCGATCTGCCGGGCGGACGCCACCGACACCTGCGCGGCGGCTGCCTGCGATTCCGCCAGAGCGTTGATGCTCTCGCGCGTTGCGCCCGATGCCCTGCCGACGCCAGCCAGCGCCTTTTCGACTTCCTTCTGACCGCTGGAATAGGCATAGGCGGAATAGGCGCCAGCGCCCGCCAGGATGCTGCCGCCGGCAAGCGCCCCCATCGGGGACAGCGCGAACCGTGCAGCACCGCTGCCGATCTGCTTGAAGAAGCCCCCGATCGTGCCCTGCGTGCTGGCGAAGATGTCGCCGATCTGCGCGGCCTGCGCCGTCAGCACCTGAAAGGGCGACTGCCCCATCGCGAGCTGCGTGCCAACGTCCTGAATTTGCCGGCCGAGATTGACCATCTCGTGCCGCGCAAGGCCAAGCTGCTTGGCGCTGTCGCCGACTGACTTGCCGAAATTGTCGTTCGCGGTCGTGGTGCGCAGATAGCGGTTTTCCGCGAGCGCCAGCAATTCCGTCCGGCGCTGCTCGTTGAGAAGCCCATCCTTCGAAGCCCGATCAAGCGTGCGCTGCACGGCTTCGTAGCGCACCTGGGCACGGTAATTCTCGTCAAGGCTGCGCTGTAGCTGGTCGTAGGCGTTTTTGCTCGATAGCGTCGCCTTTTCAGTCCGGGCCGCCGTGACCGCAACCTTGTCGCTCGCCCCGGCAACGGCGTCGAGCTTGGTCTTGATCTCGTCAAGACCCGTCGAGACGCCTTGCACGCGGACGATGCGTGTGACTTGCTCAGCCATGGGCGGGGAACTCTGAAGGAGAGTGCGAATGCGCGCGTTAATCGCGGCGGCTATTCTGTCGGCTGCCTTGCCCGCGGCCGGGCGATCGCAGACCTATGAAGATTGCGCGCGAGGCGTCTTCACGCCGCGCCCATACCAGACCCGCATTGTGCGCGACGAAGTCGGCCAGGATCGCCGCGACCCGAACAACACAATTGTCGGCAGCCTACTCGCCCGCTGCGACGGCGGGTATCACCGCTTATGGATTTGCGGTGTATCTGCCCGGCGCAATCGACAAGGGTATATCGACAGAGAACAAAGGTTCTTCGGCGTCTACACAGCTTACCCAACCTCGCGATTTGAGGTCACGGCGACCGGAAAGACCGCTCTGACCACCTGCGGGATATTCGTTCTTCGCACTCTGGACAGCGATGGGCGGCCGATCCGCTAACGCTTGCCGGGCTTCTCATCCTTCGGCGTGAGCCGCTTGATGTATTCGCCGTCGAGCACGCGGACCCAGCCGAGGAAGTCGTCAAGCGGCTCGCCCGAAAGGGCGTGATCCTTGGCGTATTCCCGGATTGCCCGGCTCGGGATGGGGCCGATCCCCATGCCCATCGGGCGATCGGTGTTCAGTTCCCAGAACGCATCGAAGGCGAAGACGAGACGATCAGCGAGCCGGGGCCGGCGAAGATAGGCAGTCGGCACCGGCCGCCCCTGCCTTCGCTTGGCCTCGTAGAGCGCTGCGACATGGCCCCAATCCAGTTGCCAGCGCAGCGCCTCGATCAGTTTTTTCGTTCGGTCTCCGTGCGCCCGGCCGCGACATCATGCACCTTGTCGCAGGCATAGATGCAGGCGCCCCGGAAGCGGATGTAATCGGGGTTCGTGATGATCTCGCGCAGAGCCGCCTTGCTGAAAGGCATCGGCGTGTCGTCTTCGTTGAGCAGTCCCGACCAGCCCGTGATGCCGGCTTCGACCAGCAACTCGATCCCGATCTCCTCCAGCCGAGACGGCCTCAGATTGCCGTCCGGCAGGATGTCGCGCGCCGCGGTTTCAGCGACCAGCTTCGCGCGAAGGTTCCGCCAGTCCGCGTTCTGGCTGCCGCGGGCGACGAGCTTCAGATCGCCCCATTCGGGGATATTTCCGATCTCGACGCCCTTTTCGATGGCGGCGGAGTCGATCCGCCGTGCGCTGAGCTTCATGATGCGGCCTCAGATCACGCGCCCGTTGTCGGGGCGGTCGTGTAGATCGGGGAGTCGATCGCGAGCTGGAAGGTCTGCCGAACGACCGTCTCCGTGTTGCCGACGTTCTTTGGGTCCGACATCACCATCGCCCGAAAATAGTCGATCTGGTCAGCGCCGGCCGTAGCGAGTTTGTTCGGGAGTTGGACCTTGAAACCATACTTCGAAGCCGTGCCCTGAGCCGCGCGTAACGCCGCCTGCCCGGGGTCGGAATAGTCGTAACCGACCGTCAGCGTCGGATCGCCGGCATTGCGCGCGCCCTTGCCCTTGCGAACGCGGCCGTCCTTCAGCGCGTTGAAGTTCACGATGCCGGCGGTGTCGCCATAGGGATCGAGGCTTTCGACAAGCTCGATCTCGGTCCAAGTCAGGGCGGCAAATTCTCCGGTCGTGTCCGTGGCGCTGGTCACGGCAGTGGTGGAGATGAATACCCGGACATCAAGCCCGGTGAAAACGTCAGCCATTGGCCTTGTCCTTCGTGTTCGCGGCGGCTGCCGCCTGCTTCGTTGCGGTGGATTTGACGAAGCGTTCCGGCTTCGCGGCTTCAGCCGCAGGGGCGGCAGAGGGGGTGATCTCGATCAGGCCGAAATTGACGCGGGCGACGACCAGAGGGTCGGTCGGGTCGATGTGCAGATCCTTGGCCTCGCCGGGGGCGACGACATCATGGCGGCGCGGCTCTCCGGCCCGCCGAACCAACTCGAATTCGAGCGGCTGGCGACCGTGATTTCTCACGTTCATCATGGGATCACCCTATGGCGTAGTGCGCCTGGTACGGGACGACGACGGCCGCGAGGAAATAGCCGCCGACCGGCGTCGCATCGTCGATGAAGTGCGTTGGCGCGTGGCACGTGATCCCGCCGAAGCGCTCGTCGCGGAAGATGTCGGACAGCGTTTCGATCCATGTCCGCATCGTCGCCATGCCCTCGCCCGAGGGCCGATGGATCACGATGCGAAAGCCGCCGCGTTCCTCGTAATACTTGCGGTTCAGAGCCCAGCGGGACACGTCCGCGACAGGGAACTGAAGCACGAGATAGGCCGCGCCATCGGCTGGCGTGGTGCGCTTCTCTGGATTGTCGAGTTGGATCGGGCACGTCGTCCATTGCGCCCGCAGCCGCGCTTCGACGGCTTCTTCGACCAGCTTGTACGCCATGGCCTATCTCGGCACGATGATGATGGCGGGGACGCGGGACGCCCTCTCCGCCTTTGCCGAGACACGGCCCGCCTTGGTCAACACCATCGGCGATCGGTAGCTGAACCGGATCAGCGCGATATTGTCGAAGCGCTTGCCGATCAGCGTCGCCACCACCTGATAGACGCCATCGGGCGCCTTCTTGCTGAACCCGCGCTCGATCTTTCGGGCGTAGGGCTGAACGTTCAGGATCGCGATTTCCTTCGCCGTCAGCGGAACGGCATCCGGATCGACTTCGACGCCATCGGCGAAGACGACATGCGAGCGCTGATAGGCGCCGGTCAGCACGGGCGAATGAGCCCGTAGCATCGTGAGAACTGCCGGAACGATCTGCTCAGCCAACTCGAATTCGTAGACGATCACGCCGTTAGGGCGGACGGTTTCTTCTGCCGCTCCGGGCCTCTGGTCGACATAGGTCGCGTGCTTCGGCACATAGCCGAGCACCTTGGCATTGGACGCCTGCGCCTTCGCCAGTTCAACCTTGGCCGCCGATGCCAGCGCCATGGACGCGGCCTTCGGTGACAGGTCGTTGGCGATCAGCACATTGAAATCCTGCCCGATCGTCTGGATGCGGGTGGAGACGCGCGCCATCAGCCTCGCACCTTCCCGTTGATACGCACGACCGTGCCGCCTACCGAAACCGTTCCCGTCGCCTCGATCTCGTAGCGACGACCGTCCACCGTGATCTTGTCCCCGATGCGAGGCCAGATCGGCTCCGCACCGCCGCCCGCCCAGGTCGGGGCCGCAGCGATCTGGCTTGGCGACATGACGAAATCGCGAATGATCTGACCAACGCCGGCGGCAAGTTCATCGACGGCATGGCCCAGAAAACGAGCGCGGACAGTGACGGTAGCAGGCGATCCTCCTACGCTGCGGGTCAGAACCGCATCCTGACCATGCTCCGCCAACTGTTTGTCGAGCATGGCGATGGCGGCGGCGGGGGTCACAGGTATGGCACCCTCAGACCGGACAGAAGACGCATCGCCGTCGCATCGATCGCCGTGCTGGCCTGCTCGGTGATGGCGTATTGCTTCGTGCCGACGCCTTCGACCTGTTCGGAGCGGACGAACGGGTTTTCCGCCATCAGTTGAATGTTCTTCTGCACGCTCAGGATGATGGCCTGCCGCGCGCGCTCCGGCACAGCGCCGGTTCCACCATCGGCAACGTCCGTCCCGTCATAACCAGCCGTGTAGCGGATCAGGATCGGATATGGCGAAGTCGAGACGGACGGCCGGAATGAGCCCTTGAGGTAGAAATACCCCTGCGCGAAGCCATAATCGTCGATCGCGACCGCCTGCGAAGCGTCATTGCCGTCGAGATAGCTCACGCTCTCGATTTCGATCACGGGCTCGCACGGAAGCCGAAACCAGCCACAAGGCCAGCACGTCAGCGCCAGTTCGAGCGTCTGCACGCCAAGCGACCGCCCGAGCATACCGTTCGGACCGTCGATCTCATCCTGCGCCGCCGCAATCAGGGCCGTAACGTCTGCATCGTCAGCCGCATGCGTCCCGGCGATATCCGCAGGCGTGACGATCGGCTCAGCCGGGACGACGACCGTGAGGCGCTGTTTCATCCCAGCCTCGCCAGCACCGGATACAAATCGCAGGTGACGGTGGAGCCGTCGCCATTGGTCAGGGTCAGAAGGCCTTGATCGTCGATCGACATTGCGACGACAGGCATCCCGGGCTCACCACGCGGACCGGGAAGGCCGCGTTCGCCCCTATCGCCCGGTGCCCCGCGCGAACCCTTCGACGCGATGAGCTGCCAGCCTTCGCCGGGGCAATCGCCCGGTTCATCCTGTTTGGCAATGAACGAAGACCCGTTGACTGCGACCACGTCCATGGCGCGATAGATGCTCGTCGCCAGCCACGTCCCGCGAACGGTGAAGCTGCGTCCGTCGATGCCGTTCGTACCGTCGCGCCCGGCCGCCGCAATCAGCCGCCAATCCTCATGACCCGGCGCCCTGCCCGTGTTCTTCAGTGCCTGCCAGCTCGCGCCCTCGTGGCTGACGACTTCGCCCTCGTAGAGGACTTCATCGGTCCAA